ACGCCGCATCTTGCCGTTTATGACCCGACGGTACAGTTTGAGTTCTGGTTCTCGGAAAAGCGGATTGCGGATATCAGGCAGGTTGAAACCAGCGCGCGTTATCTTGGTACGGCGCTGTACTGTATAGCCGCCAGTAGCAATATTAAGCCGGGTTATGATTATTACTTTTATATCCGCAGCGTGAACACCGTTGGTAAATCGGCATTTGTGGAGGCCGTTGGTCGGGCGAGCGATGATGCGGAAGGTTATCTGAATTTTTATAAAGGGTTGATCAATAAAACGCATCTCGGCAAGGAACTGCTGGAAAACTTTGAGCTGACGGAAGATAACGCCAGCAAACTGGAGGAGTTTTCGAAAGAGTGGAAGGACGCCAACGATAAATGGAATGCCATGTGGGGCGTCAAAATTGAGCAGACCAAAGACGGCAAACATTATGTCGCGGGGCTTGGCCTCAGCATGGAGGATACGGAGGAAGGCAAACTGAGCCAGTTCCTGGTTGCCGCTAACCGTATCGCGTTTATTGACCCGGCAAACGGGAATGAAACGCCGATGTTTGTGGCGCAGGGCAACCAGATATTCATGAACGACGTGTTCCTGAAGCGCCTGACGGCCCCCACCATTACCAGCGGCGGTAATCCTCCGGCATTTTCCCTGACACCGGATGGGCGGCTGACGGCGAAAAATGCCGATATCAGCGGTAACGTGAATGCGAACTCCGGGACGCTCAACAACGTCACGATTAACGAGAACTGCCGGGTTCTGGGAAAACTGTCCGCGAACCAGATTGAAGGCGATCTCGTTAAAACAGTGGGCAAAGCTTTCCCCCGTGACTCCCGGGCACCGGAGCGGTGGCCATCAGGGACCATTACCGTCAGGGTTTATGACGATCAGCCGTTTGACCGGCAAATTGTTATTCCGGCTGTGGCATTCAGTGGCGCTAAGCATGAGAGAGAGCATACTGATATTTACTCCTCATGCCGTCTGATAGTGCGGAAAAACGGTGCTGAAATTTATAACCGTACCGCGCTGGATAATACGCTGATTTACAGTGGCGTTATTGATATGCCTGCCGGTCACGGTCACATGACGCTGGAGTTTTCGGTGTCAGCATGGCTGGTAAATGGCTGGTATCCCACAGCAAGTATCAGCGATTTGCTGGTTGTTGTGATGAAGAAAGCCACTGCAGGCATCACGATTAGCTGAATTTTATAACCCAGATACGGGCACCAGAAATGGTGCCTTTTTTATTGCAGAAAAGCGAGAGGTAATTATGCGTAAATTATGTGCTGTTATTCTGTCCGCAGTAGTCTGGCTGGTTGCCGCTGGTACGCCAGCGAGCGCAGCAGAGCATCAGTCCACACTAAGCGCCGGGTATCTTCAGACCCATACTGATATGCCAGGCAGTGATGACCTGAAGGGCATTAACGTGAAATACCGTTATGAATTTACGGACACGCTGGGGCTGGTGACGTCATTCAGTTATGCCAATGCCAAAGATGAGCAAAAAACGCATTACAGCGATACCCGCTGGCATGAAGATTCAGTGCGTAACCGCTGGTTCAGCATGATGGCGGGGCCATCTGTACGCGTGAATGAATGGTTCAGTGCTTATGCGATGGCAGGTGTGGCTTACAGCCGTGTTTCGACGTTCTCCGGGGATTATCTCCGCGTAACTGACAACAAGGGGAAAACGCACGATGTGCTGACCGGAAGTGATGACGGTCGCCACAGCAACACGTCTCTGGCGTGGGGAGCTGGCGTGCAGTTTAACCCGACCGAATCCGTGGCCATTGATATTGCTTATGAAGGCTCCGGCAGTGGTGACTGGCGCACTGACGGTTTCATCGTGGGTGTCGGTTATAAGTTCTGATTAGCCAGGTAACACAGTGTTATGACAGCCCGCCGGTTCAGGCGGGCTTTTTTGTGGAGTGGATATGGCAGCAGTAAAAATCTCAGGTGTGCTGAAAGATGGTGCGGGAAAACCAATACAGAACTGCACTATTCAACTGAAGGCAAAGCGTAACAGCACCACGGTACTGGTGAACACGGTGGCTTCTGAAAATCCGGATGAAGCCGGACGTTACAGCATGGATGTTGAGCATGGTCAGTACAGCGTCACCCTGCTGGTTGAAGGTTTTCCGCCTTCACATGCCGGGACCATTACCGTCTATGAAGGTTCCAGACCAGGTACGCTGAATGATTTTCTCGGTGCCATGACGGAGGATGATGTCCGACCGGAGGCACTGCGCCGCTTTGAGCAGATGGTGGAAGAAGCGGCACGCAACGCTGAAGCCGCCTCTCAGAGCGCAGCGGCGGCAAAGAAATCCGAAACTGCAGCGGCATCATCGAAGAACGCGGCGAAAACCTCAGAAACGAATGCAGCTAACAGCGCACAGGCGGCAGCGACCTCAAAGACTGCATCGGCAAACTCCGCGACAGCAGCCAAAAAATCAGAAACCAACGCGAAAAACAGCGAGACAGCCGCAAAGACGAGCGAAACCAACGCAAAGTCCAGCCAGACGGCAGCGAAAACCAGCGAAACGAATGCCAAAGCCAGTGAAACTGCGGCGAAAAGCAGTCAGGATGCAGCAGCCGAAAGCGAGAGCGCGGCAGCCGGTTCTGCGACTTCAGCAGCTGGATCAGCAACTGCTGCGGCTAACAGCCAGAAAGCCGCGAAGACGAGTGAAACTAACGCAAAGTCCAGTCAGACGGCAGCGAAGACCAGCGAAACGAATGCAAAAGCCAGCGAAACTGCGGCGAAAAGCAGTCAGGATGCAGCAGCCGAAAGCGAGAGTGCTGCAGCTGGTTCTGCAAGCGCGGCGGCTGCTTCTGCCACTGCATCAGCTAACAGTCAAAAAGCAGCAAAAACCAGTGAAACCAACGCAAAGGTGAGCGAAACAGCGGCTGCGAACTCAGCGAAAGCATCGGCAGCAAGCCAGACGGCAGCTAAAGCAAGCGAAGATGCAGCCAGAGAGTACGCAAGCCAGGCTGCGGAGCCGTATAAATATGTCTTACAGCCGCTGCCTGATGTGTGGATACCATTTAACGATTCGCTGGATATGATTACGGGCTTTTCGCCGTCATATAAAAAAATTGTTATTGGTGACGATGAAATAACGATGCCTGGCGACAAGATTGTTAAGTTTAAACGTGCATCGAAAGCAACCTATATTAACAAATCTGGTGTGCTGACAGAGGCTGCCATTGACGAGCCACGATTTGAACGTGATGGCCTGCTTATTGAGGGGCAAAGAACTAATCTTCTGCTTAATTCAACAAATCCATCTAAATGGAATAAGTCAGGCAATCTGGAACTCACAGAAATATCCACGGATTCTTTTAATTTTACTTATGGGAGATTTACTGTAAAAGATACTCTTATTGGTCAGACAAGTGCTATTAATATCGTAACGGTTTCTGGCAGTAAAGGGTTTGATGTCACAGGTGATGAAAAATATGTGACCATTTCATGCCGTGTAAGAAGTGATGTTGAAAATGTAAGGTGTCGTTTAAGATTTGAACACCATGATGGTTATACTTACACTTTTTTGGGAGATGCTTACCTCAATTTATCAACACTTGTAATTGATAAAGCTGGTACTGCTGCAGACCGTATTATTGCAAAGGCTGTAAAAGATGAGGTTACTGGTTGGATTTTCTATCAGGCTACAATTAATGCACTAGATACAGAGAGCATGATTGGTGCGATGGTTCAATACGCTCCTGTAAAAGGTTCAGGCACAGCATCTGGAGACTATCTGGATATCGCAACTCCACAAGTGGAAGGTGGATCAAGTGCTTCGTCATTTATTGTAACTGATATAACTGCAAGCACTCGCGCAAGCGATATGGTGACAGTCCCAATCAAGAATAACCTTTATAATCTTCCTTTTACGGTTCTTTGTGAGGTACATAAGAACTGGTATAAAACGCCAAATGCAGCGCCACGTGTTTTTGATACCGGCGGTCATCAAACCGGAGCGGCTATTATTCTTGGCTTCGGTCGTTCAACAGATTACGACGGATTTCCTTATTGCGATATTGGAGGAGCTAACAGACGGGTAAACGAAAACGCATCGCTTGAAAAAATGGTTATGGGGATGCGTGTAAAGTCAGAGCAGTCTACGTGCTCAGTAAGTAACGGGCATATATCCAGCGAAACAAAAACCACATGGTCCTGTATTCAGAACACCGCAATTATCCGTATTGGAGGCCAGACTACAGCCGGGTTACGTCATTTATTTGGTCATGTCAGGAATTTCAGAATATGGCACAAGGCATTGACTGATGCTCAGGTGGGGGAGTCAATCTAATGAAAGATTTAACACTCAAATTTG